GCGCTTCGGCGGTGCGCTCGGCTTCGTCCGGGTCGGCGATGCCGGAAAATCCGAAGGCGTAGCGTGCCGCCTGGATGGTCGCTTTGTGGCGCAGCATCCGGTTTGGCCATTGTCGCCACGGGTCGGTGTTACGTTTGCACTCGTCCATGTATTCGGTCATTTCCACCGGGTGCGTTCGGTCTTTGCGGTAGATGCGGCAGGTAACGGCGCGCAGGGCACCGCTGTCATCGAGGGTGTCGCGAAACTCCATGCCGTCAAAATCCGGGTGGCTGTTGATGATTTTCAGCCAGCCGTCAATGGACACGATGGGTTGCACGCCGCCACCTTTCGCCGGGAAGGCGTAGATTTCTTTGGTGATCGGATTGAGCTTGTACTCTTTCGCCACCATGAGAAACGCGGTGATTTGTTCGGGGCGCACGTTCGGCGAGGGCATGATGGTGCTGGCCAGCACGTCGCTGAAGGCTTTGATGTCTGTCGTGCCTGCAATGGCGGCAACGGCACTTAGTACGTCATGGGGGACGGGCAGATTCATGTTCAGGCTCCTCGGTTCAGTTTGATTTCCGCGCGCAGGCTGTTCTTCAGGTTGTTGGCAATCGCTTTGGCGTTGGTGAGGGTGGTGTTCATCTTCACGGTGATGATGTACTCCAGCACCGGTTCGTCGTGCGTCGGCTCTGGCATCGGTTGGGGTTCTGTTGTCGCTGCGGTTCCCGCCTTCGCCCGTTCTTCTGCTGCTATTTTTTCGCGTAGTTCCGCCTCTGCTTTGGCGGCGGCTTCTGCTGCGATGCGGGCTTTTTCTGCCGCCTGGCGCTCGTCGTCGGCGGCAATTCGGGCGGCAATGGCGTCTTCAAAACCGCTATCCAACGCAAGCAGGTCGTCGAGGTCGGCGAACAGGTGCAGGCGGTCGGCAGGGATTTGCGCGTAGCGTGCTTGCATGTACGCTTCGGTTTTGCCGATGAGTGCCGTCCAGTTCGCCAAGACTTCGGCGCAGCCCTTCTCCAGTCCGGCAAGTGTTTTTTTGCCTTTGGTCGCTTCGGCCAGCACACCGTCCAGCTCGTCAATACGCAGCACTTTGCGCATCGCTGCTCGCAGGCGGACATCGCATCCGGCAAGCGCTTTGTTGATGCCTTCACGGGTGCGGCTGGTGATTTCTTCTTTGACTTTTGTCTTCTGCGCTTTCACCCGTTTGTCGAGGGCAAGGCGGGTTTGTGCCAGCAGCTCGATGATTTCGTCGGTGGTGTCGAGTAGTTTGCGCACGTCTTGCGCTTCGGAAAGTGCAGCATCGCGTGCTTCCTTGATGGCGTCCTCGGCGTTTTTGAAGTCTTTGACTTGTTGCTCTGCGGTGGCAAAATCCTCGTCGGTCTTGAGGTCGGTATTGACCTTGGCAATTTCGGCGCGGACGCTTGCGGCCACGTCGTCAATGTTGCTGGCGACGATGGCGGATTGGATTTTCAGGATAATTTCTTGCACAGCTTATTCCTCGGTTTCGATTTGTTTCAGGGCAAGGCGCAAAGCAGCGCGCGCTTGCGGGTCGTCTTCCATGTCGATGGCGTCACGGATGGTTTGGGCGTCGTAGTTCATGCGGCTTTTCCCCCGCCTAGGTAAGTGAGCAATTCTGCGAAGGTGGCAAATTCGACGGAGTCTTCCCTCACCCCTTCTTTGTTGATGCAAGTGAGTGAGAAGTAGCACCCGCTACCTTTGTATTCCCCCATCATGATGTGAGAATAGAAACCGTTGTCGTGAGTAAAATCTACGGAGACAAAATCCTCGTTGTAGGAGGCGGTGAATCTGTCAGCATCTGCGAGACGGTTATGCAGAGCCGCGACTTCTTTGTCGAATTTGCGGGTAATCATTGTTCTGTTCCTTCGATAATGGCCTCCGCCTCTGCGCGGATGGCCTCTTTCATTTCGCCGAAGTCGGCGAATACTTTTGATATGCCGCCGTCCATGCTGTAGCCGTATGGCTTGGGGTTGGCTTTGACCATGGCGATGTTGAATATCCGCCCCCGCATTCCCCGCATTTGTACTCGCACCACAGAGCCAGCGGGGGTCAGCTCTGTCGCGATGTGCGCTACCTGCGCCGCTGACGGCGAGAACAGCGCGACTATTTCTGCGACTTCGCGGGTGTAGGGGATGCTCATGGGTTTCTCCTTTTCCCCGCACAGGCGGGGGTGTAGTGGGCGGCACACTCGTGCCGTATTTGTTCGGGGGTTAAGCGCGGGGCGTGGTCGATTTCCCACACCGCCGCATCAAGGGCAGCGTCGAAGAAGAGGAAGCCAGCGGCGGCAAGTGCCAGTACGAGGATGGTGTTCTTCAGGGCGGTCATGCGGCACACCCCCAAGATCTGGTTATGTTGAGGATGGGCTTTATGTATTCCTCGACGATGAAGGCGGCGGCTTCTGCTACGGTTTCGCCTTCTTCCGGCGTGGCGTCCAGCTCGGCATGTCGCAGATAAGAAGGTACTTTTACGTCGCCGAAGTAGTCGGTGTAGGTGCCGGTGTACACCTTGCCGTCGCTGATGCTGACAATGACGGCGCCGCTTTCGCCGCCGTCGTCGTATTCGTTCCACAACCACACCGCGCCGCTTTCGGTGAAGCGGCAGGCGTTGCAGTCTGCTGCAGCGATGATGTGGTCAAGGGTGATTCTTTGTTGTCCCATCTTGTTCTCCCCGCCCCGTGGGGCGTTGTTCGTTTCGATGGGTGTATTTAATCACTTTAAGAGAATACAAGCAACCCTAAAAGTGATTTATTTCTTTAACTTTTTATTTCCTAAAGTGATTTTCCCTGCGCGGGTATAAAAAACGCCCCGTGGGGGCGGCATTAAATCCTCATCAAATCTTGTAAACCCGCGTGGTTGCAGGCTTCGCGCGTGGTTACGAGCGCAGCAAGGGGGCGTCTGTCAAATGTTCAGGCAACAAAAAACCCCGCGCGGGGCGGGGGTGCAGCAATAAAAGAAAGAATTATTGGCGTTTGGCGCCGAAAACACCTAGTACTTTGGCCTCATTATCGGTGTAGTTGCCAACCATTTCATCAGCGTTACTGCCTGCGAAGAATCCTTCAACTCCTTTTTGGCCATCTTTGCCAACAAAATAGCTTCCAATAATTCCAGCTTTGATTTCTCCTTTATAATCAGATACACCAAAAATAAAAGATGCGTCTTTATTAGTAAAATCGACCGTTGCCCCAACTGCACCAACCGGGCTGACACCTGAAGGGACGCTATCGTATGGGACGACAAAATCGCCACTATAGTTTACAACACCGCTAGTCGGCATCGCATTATCCGGTGTAGTTCTTCCGCGATAGTACGCCAATAAAAATGGATTGGAAGCTCCATTTTCACCTATACCAAATTGAATGTTTTTGTATGTGTTGTCGCTGCTAGCCAGGAATGAATCAAAAGTTCGGAAAGAAGTGGTTGAAGAATAAATACGATTCCCTCTATAAATATCTACTCCACCAACCCGTATTGGTGCTTTATCCCCAATACTTACAGAATCACTTGGATTTGGGATGAATATAGTTCCTAAACTACTGTTGGTTTCTAATTGCCGTTTATATTCGAGCGGCATCTTATTTGTAGTTATTGATTTTTTATCAGCAATATCTGATGCTCTGCCTGCAATAACAATACCGTTGTATGTAGATGCTCCCTGTATGGATTTGGAAAACTGTGCCGCCTTGTCTCGGTCGTCGGCAGTTAATCCATATTTATCCGGCATGCTTATGCTAGAGTTTTTTGAATTATTTTGCGTGCCGGTGTTTGGTGTAAGTGGCTTGGTGTTATCCACCGCAGGATTGTCACCGCCACCACCGCCGCAGGCAGCGAGTGCCAGAGGCAGCACTATCAGGAATGCTTTGTTGGTTTTCATCGTTTTCTCCTGTTTTGTTGATTAAAGGTTTTATTCATCCAGGCATTGATACTGGATGGTTACAATATAATTTCCGCAAGATGTCCATGCGCCGGGAGAAATATTGCAAATAATCTTTTCCCCGCCGAATGGGTCGGCACGTTTATATCCCCATGCCTTGCAGCGTTTTTCCGCGGTTTCTTGTCCTTTCGCTTTGTCAACTATGGGGGTTTCCAGCTCGTTGTATTGGTAACTCAATTCTACTACACCATCCGCCTTGCTGCCGCCCGTGGCGACAAGTTCTTTGGGTACATTGGTTGTACAACTAGCAAGTAATATGCCAACGACTGCGAAAAATAGATGTTTCATCTTTAATCTCTTGACTAGTGATTACATTTCGGATTGCCGTAGGCGCTACCACCTTCGAGACATTCGCACGCCTCGCCGTCATGGTCGCGGTCTAGGCTGGTATTGCCGCCGTGTTCGTCGTGGTAGCGTTGCGCTTCCTCTTGGTTACTGAAGTCGCTACACCGTACCGCGTGGGCAAACGGTATTGCTGCCCATACCAAAATCAATATTGCTGTTTTCATTTTTTTCTCCAGTCAATTCAATACCGACCAGGTAAATACCCGTCCGATAATTACGATTTCTTCGATAGATACAAATTCATCCGGGTATTCCGCGCTGTTGTAGCTGCTGATTTTGACCTGTCCGCCGGGCAGGCGATAGAGGATTTTGACGCGAAACAAATCGTCATGGCGGAAGGCGTAGATTTGCCCGTCCTTGATGCGGGTGTCATCGAAGTTCACGCCAATAGTCGCACCCGGTGGTAATACCGGCTCCATGCTGTCGCCCTCTACGGTAAAGCACATGGCACGTTCGGGATTGACGCCAAGGCGGTGCAGGGTAGCTTTGGCAAAGGGCAGTTTGAAATCGTTGTAATCCTCCATTTCTACGCTGCCATCACCGCCCCTGAATGCAACTTCTTTTTTGAAGCGAATATAGCTGAACTCATCAGATGGCAACGGGCTGTTGCTGCTCCAGGTGCGATAGTGTCCGGGGCTGCCAATATTGCTTTCCGGCTTGTGTAATGGGGTTGGCACGTCGCCATAACCCACACCTTGCGTAACAGGGGTAACGAGGGCAGGGATGTTATCTTCCTCCCTTGGTTGCTGGGCAGGTGAATCACTCAGGGCGCCGAACTCCAGCTGGATGCGGGTAACGCCCAATGCCTGAGCCAGTTCGTCCATGAACCGCGGGCGCAACGTCTGCCCATTCTCTATTTTGAAAATGGTCGTCTGCCCTTTCCCCAGTTTTTCTGCCAGCTCTGCCTGCGTCATCCCTGCACGCTCCCGCAGAATCCTGACGTTTTCAGCAAGGCTCATCTGCGCCACCTTTGTTTATTACAAACTTGCAATAAATTACCACTAAAGGTGATGATGCGCAAACCTCTTTAAGAGTTTACTAACTCTCTTTAAGTGATAGAATAGGACGCAAGTTTCCTATGGAGTATCACTTTTTATGAATATCGTGAAGGTGGCAATCGCGGCATCTGGTGCAAGCACGCAGCGCGAGTTTGGCCAGAAGTTAGGTAAGGGACAGACCGCTGTTGCCAAGTACGTCAAACAGGGACGGTTTCCTGTTTCTGTTTTGCTTCAGGTTGAGGCGTTAACAGGCATCCCGCGCGACCGCCTCGCCCCAGAGTTGTTCGCGGGTTATGTCGCGGTCGAGCCGCGCAAAAATGCCGATTTGGTACGCAAGCCTATTGTCCCCGCACCCGCAGAAGCGGAGGCCTGACCGTGGGCGAATTTTGGGCAAAAAAATGCCGCCTGGAAACTGGGCGGCAAGTACATGCGAGGTTTAATTATGCCTAATTTACAAACTTTTGACAAGCGCGTCCTGACGATGACCAGCCGCGATATTGCCGAGCTGGTCGAATCCCGTCATGACGACACCAAGCGGTCTATCGAACGCCTTGCCGAGCGCGGGGTTATCGAATTACCGCCATTGGCGGAAATTCCCACGGCGACTAAGCCCGTGCAGGTTTATGTCTTTTCCGGCGAGCAGGGCAAGCGAGACAGCATCATTGTTGTAGCGCAGTTGTCGCCGGAGTTTACCGCGCGGCTGGTTGACCGCTGGCAGGAGTTGGAGGCGCAAGTTGCCAAGCCC